GGAAACGGAAAGAAGGTAGACCTGATACTGATCGAGGACAAGTCGGCAGGCATCAGTCTATTGCAGGACTTGCAACGAGCTGGGTTGCCTGTTCGTGGGTACAACCCTGGAAACGCAGACAAGATGACACGGCTTAACTTGGTGGCGCCTTTGATACAACGAGGCAGGGTCTACATACCAGAGTCTACGAGGAATGAAGGCATGCCAAGAGACTGGGCCGAAGTGCTGGTTAGCCAGTTGTGTTCGTTCCCGGAAGTGCGGCATGACGACCTGACCGACTCGACATCACAAGCACTGCGTATTTTGCGTGACATGGGGCTCATCAACATTGATCCGGTGTATGATCCAAGCGACTCGTACGATGAGGATCGACCGATGAGGGTAAACCCATATGCCTTATGACGCACTCGGCAATTATGTGCCAGGAGACGAACCTAGCATCGATCAGATGCAGTATGAGCTAACTAAGCGAGGGCGTCGTGCCGACGACCCAAGACGTATTGATAAGCCTACATCACTTGACAGTGCAGTCAACACAATCAAGGAAGTTGCGACCAAGTACAACCCACTAAGCAGACAGAACATTGGTACTGCGATACAAAAAGGCTTTGAGGCACGAGAAGCAGTAAAAGACGTAGGTCGAATAGGCGCGTCTTTTTCACCTGCGGCTATCGTCCCTGTATGGCAAGCCGTTGGCGAAGCAGGTTTATCTAACGTCAATAAGCTAGGTGCCGAAGCTTTGTACAAGTTGTCAGGCGACGAAGAGAATGCAGCTAGAGTGGCTAATGAGCGTGCTCAATTGCCGGATGTCAATAAGCTGATTGAAAAGTATTCTGCGCCATTGCAAGCACGAACACCTGGAGGTCAAGCTGTTCAGCAAGGCGTAACTAAGTTCCTGGTTGACGACCTTAAGTTGCCGCCTGTACCGATCGGACCACGTGGCTCAGGGTTTGCCGCATCTGGCGAACGTAGACCGATGCTTACGCCGAATGATACAAGAGCCATGATGGGTGAAGCAAACCGTGTTGCCACACAGGTTCGTGACATACCAACCGACTTCCAAAATGCACAAAGCGGCTTTAGGCGCCTCGATCCAATCACCAACAAACCGACTTTTGGCGCCAAGTTGCAAGGTGCGGCTGATTCGCTTGGTGAAACCATGGAACGCCGCAAGATGCAAGGGTTAAACCCTGTTCCTGGCGTGCCGGATGTGTTCATGCCTGAGACACAAATGTATGCAGTTCGACCCGGCGGCGGAAGCTACATGGTGAACCCGAAGTTGCCTGAAACGGCAATGGTGAATAAGCCGGATCTAAGTGCAGGCGCGTATCAAGTAATCAACGACCTTCGACCTGTGCCTATCCAAACGCCGGACAATGTGCAAGAGTTGTACACTGAAAAGTACATCACCAACAATGCGCCTGTTGGTCGAGCTTATTCGGACTACTGGTCTGCAAAGCTCCAAGAGATGTTCCCTGAAACGACCGATAAGCGTGACGCCACACGTGCTTTCGAATCAACGTTTACAGATGAAGCACGACGATCACAAGAAAAGACTAAGATTTTAGACTCATTTATCACAGCGCACAATGAAGCCAACCCTGATGCAAAGATCCCCACGCTTAATGAGTACAACGAACGGCTTGATGCCGTAAACAAGTGGCTTGAAGGGCCGTTCTACAAACAGATGTACAAGAACGCTGGTACATCAACAGACCCATTGCTTAAGTTGGCTGAACAAGGCTACACATTAGAAGAATCTGATAAACTAATTAAAGACTGGAATAAGCCAGCTCTCAGCACTAAGCGAGATCGTGAGCTTGCAGGCTTTAACCCAATGGGCGAGTACTACGAGCCATTGCAACAAATCACACAGCAAATTGCCGCCAAAGAACAAGAGTATTTGCCGCTTGAACAACGTCGCATGGAGCTCCAAAACATTGCAGCTGACCAAGGCTTACAAGACCCGGCACAATTGCCTGAGTATGCGGCCATTACAACCCCTAGAGACCGGCTATCATCTGAAATAGCTAAGCTTAAAGAAAAGCAAGCGAACTTACAGTTGGCCAATGCGTATGAAAACGCAACTGACGCCTTGGTGTTCACACAAACCGCCAAAGAAGCGTATGACAATATTCCTCGGTCACAGCGTCATTTCTTCCCTCAGTTGCGCGACTTAGCATCTGCTTCGCCTGACACCAAGGTCTACGACATCTCTACACGCCAAGCCGGGACTGCAGGCTACTATGAAATGGCCAATGAGTATATCGAACGTGTCATGAGTGGCGAAATTCCTGTTAGCAAGATACACAAAACGCCGCTTGACGTGTTTGTAAGAGGCTTGTCAAAGGATAGACAAGACAAAGCCAAAGCTGCACAAGCGGCAATTGAACAACGTATTAGCGACGTTCAAGCCAAGCTAAAAGAAGATCTTGCGCTTGCACCTGAAGGTCTTAGGTTCAGTAAGTCTACGGCAATTGAAGTGTCGAATCGCTTTCAGCCTGAAGAAGTGCGTCGAATACTTAGCGCCGATACTGAAGTCCTTGACCATTGCATAAGCCAATGTGGATCGCCTGATCATGGTGCTCGTAATATCTTCCAGCCACAAGACAAAACGCCTCGCACATATTTGCCGATCGCTGATCCGATCACTGGTGTTAAGGCAAGGCCTGACGTACAAGATACTTCATACATACGCAACATCATGACAGGTAATCAGTTTCACACGTCAATGCGCGACAATGAAACAGGATTGCCATTCATCACAATGCAGTTCTCTGATGCAGGCTATAGCACAACCGGCCAACCGTTGTTTGACATGGGCTTTGCATCAGGCTATCAGAACAAAGGCGCAGATCCTAAGTATCGTGACGATATTGCCAAGTACTTGAATGCACGAGCTGACATTATTCGGAATTCCAATACTGAAAAGCTGCAAGAAGCACGTGTGTATGACATGAAGAGTGTACGTAATGCATTCTTCAACGATATCAATGTAAGCAAGAAGGAATGGGAAAAAGCCGTACAAAGCTACAATGACTTTATTCCACGATTCTTAACGCCTGAAGATGGCCGAAGAATCGTTGAGCAAGCACGTGCTGCTAGTACTGCTCTTGTTCCTGTCGACGGCCAAACACCTGAAACACAGATGCTAATCACTCAGCGTGACCGCTTGATGACTGAACAAGCAGAACTAGAAGCCGAGAGTCGTAGACGTGGACAAGGCTGGTATGACAACGATATCGATGGCAGGCTTGATGACATTAGCTCGCAACTTGATGACATTAATCGTCGACTTCAGCGCATAAGAGCCGGCGTTACAACAGAACAGACTGCGCCTGTTGTGGCTACTGGCAACATATACAACTATGGCGATGCATACAACATTGCTTTCGACCAAGATAGACGTGGTGATCGAATGCACCCCATGGCTAGAGATGCGATTAATGAAGCATTTAGAGAAGTGGCGCACAACTTGCCTGGTGTGGACCCAGCATTAAACCCATTTGCACCAGAGCTACAAATGGCAATGCTATCACGAGACAACATAGATAACGCAATTGAGCTCATTGGCATGACCAGATCGGTTATAGACACTTTTGATGATGTTGAGCTTGCACAAGAACGTCTTACATCAATGCAACAACAACAGATTGTCGACCAACTGGATGATGCCATTATGCGATTAATGACATTGTTGCCTGCACGTGAATTTGCAGCGCAACCAGTGGCACTGCCTGCTCTTGAACAGATCCGAACAATTGTCGACACAACACTTCGCCGCGAAAACGACCCTCAAGTCGATCAACGACTAGTTGCGATTTCAACTCGTTTAAGCGAACTTGCAGCTGAAAGAGTTCAAGAAGGGCAAAACCCATTTGAGATTGCTGATTTTATTCGTGACAAGTTGAACAGACATCGCAACGATGTGCTTAACAACAATCTAGACCCAGAAATTCAGTTTCCGATGATGACGGCTCAACAAATAGGTGACTATGTGGGCGCCTTAAGAAGCGCAATTGACTCGATTGGTAACTTTTTAGTAGTTAACAGACCGCCTGCACAAGTTCCTGCGGTTGTGCCTGCACAGGTTCCTTGGCGACAACAGATCGTGAATGCTTACACAAATGCATTTACAGAACGAACAGGCAACATTGCGGTTGATGATTTCTTAGTGCGTATAGAAGATGCTTTAAATGACTCAGTTATAGAACAAATTAACGCAGGTGATAGATCACCAAATGACATTGCTATGTCGCTTGCAAACACTATTTCAGAGATACAAGGCAACATCACAGCGCAAACAAATTGGGCGATGGATGCATACAACCTTGCACCTGCTGATGTACGAATTGCAGAACGTAGACTTAACGATGCATTAGAGAATGTGCTAGGGCTTGTTGACATACAAGAAGGCTTTGACCAAATGCCTGCACTTGCTAATCGTCAAGCACCTGTACCTGTGCCTGTTGAGCCACCGCGAGCAATTGGCATGGTCGACACGCAAGCGCAACTGACAAGTCTTCTTGAAGATGCGATTAACATGGATGAAACAGCAGGCTCCATGATTGAAGAGACGTTTGCAAACCATTTTGATGAGAATGCACAAGACCCTTATGACGTACTTGACCACATAGCTTTTGAACTAGAAGGTCGTGTTGATTATCTTCGAGAGCTAACTCCTGACGAGCTGGAAGGATACGGCGTTGAGAGTATAGATGTATTAGAGCAAACTACGTTTCCTGTGATGATAAGAACAGCAAACCAAATACGCGCCATGATGGATCGTATACCTAATGGTCAGCCTACTGTTCGTCAACTACCTGAACCAGTACAACAACCGCAATTGCCTGCACCTGTAGTACGTGAACCTGCACAACAGCAGGCACAACTGCCTGAAATACAAGAATTCGTTAACACACAACGTCAACAAGTAAGCGCTCAAGTAGGCGAGCGTATTGAGACTATTTTGTATCGAATCAGTGAAAACATTGACGGTGGTTTACAGAGAAACCCACGACAATTTATGCTTCAAGTTCGTGATGCTGCTGAAATTGAACAAAATGCTCTTGTTGAAGAAGGTCTTGTTGACTTTGCCGCCCAGATAGAACAATCTTTGTATGTAAATCAGATGGCTGCACCGCCTGCTGAAGTTGTTGTGCCACCTGCACTGCAAGCGCCTATTGCCGACCAAGGCATTCCTGCAACCATCATGCCAAACGAGCAGTTTGAGCAACAGGTGCAGGCAATTTTTGACAATGCACACGATGACATAGGCGGCGATGCTGAATACATGCTTGAACATTATTTCTATGATGATCAAGGCCCGCAAATTATGCGAATTGATGCATTGATAGATGCAATTGACGAACATTTAGTGAATGTTGACCCTGATCGAGGTGGTGATATACCGCCTGCGTTTGAAGGTGAAGACGACCCTGCATTTCAAAGATACTTAGTTGCATATGATCGCTTAACACGTCGGTTATCTGATCTGCAAACAGACTTACAAGAACTTAGAACTGAGCAAATAGCACGAGCTTCATACAACATCCTGCAGCAAGTGTTGACACAGCCTGAGCGAGATCAAGTTAACGAAATGAACGTCATAATTCAGCGTGCAATGATTGCTCGTAATGAAGACCCTAATGATTATGCGGATGCAATTCGGTCAGGTGAGTTTGGCGGCAATGATCTTCCTACGGTTCGTGGGTTAAACGACATTCAGCGTGAAGTACTTCTTCGTGACTTAATTGATGCGCATGAATTCATGAATCGAGGTCTTGATTTCGAACCTGATGACCAACAACCGGCTAATCAGCGAACTTTCTTTTCGTTCGAAGATGTGCAAGACATGGCTCGTGATTTGTTTGAAGCCGAACGAGTAGACGGTGGTCTAGTAGATGTTAGGTCTGTAGAAGATTCGATCTATGCTCTTAGTGAGGGCATGTTTGATGATGAGCGACTTAGACAATATGAACCTGAAGCCAGAGAACGATTTGGTAGATCATTGGCTGAAGCATTACAAACATTGCTTGACCAAGACAGAGCTGTACGGGGCTATGCAAAAGGTGGTAGAGTCCAACAATTCCCTAGCACTGACCAAATGCAGTACGAACTTATGATGCGGAGAGCATAATATGGCCACAGAGATGCCGATTCCACAGGATTACGACCGCTTTATCGACCCAGTTGACGATAAAGATGATGAGGAGTCCAATCCTTCGGTCTTCGAGATCTTTAACAGTACCGACGATTCGGTCGAAGAGCTAGAAGATGGGTCGGCCATCATTAAGATGGACAACGAATCCATCGGCCCGGATGAAGACCAGGACTTTTATGCTAACTTAGCCGAAACGTATAGCACTGTTGAGCTAAACAGGATGGCTGTTAGGTATCTTGACCTGATCGAGAAGGATAAAGAGGCTCGTGAGGAACGCGACAAGCAATACGAGGAAGGTCTACGTAGGACAGGGCTAGGAAATGATGCACCGGGTGGTGCCACTTTCACAGGCGCGTCAAAAGTAGTCCATCCGATCATGGCAGAGGCCTGCGTTGACTTCTCTGCAAGGGCTATTAAGGAACTATTCCCACCGGATGGCCCTGTTAAGACCAAGATCATAGGCGAAGTCACAGAAGAGAAGACTTCTAAGGCTGAGCGCAAGCGCGACTACATGAATTGGCAACTGACCGAGCAGATCGAGGAATATAAGGATGAGCTCGAACAGTTGTTAACCCAGCAGCCCCTTGGCGGGTCACAGTACCTCAAAATGTGGTACGACGAAGGCAAACGTAGGCCCTGCGCTGAGTTTATACCTATCGACAACATATATCTACCTTACGCATCGGCCAATTTCTATACTGCAAGCCGCGTAACCGAGGTAAATGACATTACCGAGGACGAATTTGAACTTCGGATTTCCCGAGGCCTATACATTGATGTAGATTTTTATAGTCCTAGTGCAGAACCTGAAGAATCCAAGGCGCAGAAGGCAAACGACAAGATCGAAGGCAAAAAGAGCCAAGCGATGAACGTCGATGGGGTCAGAAGGGTCTTTCACATATACACTTGGTTAGAACTGGATGAAGATCGTAGGTCAGAAGGGGTTCGTGCGCCTTATATTTTGATGATCGATGAGGTTACGGGGGACATCGTAGGCCTATATCGCAACTGGGAAGAAGGTGACGAAGACTACAGTAAGCTTGACTGGTTGGTCGAATTTAAGTTTATTCCTTGGCGGGGTGCCTATGCTATTGGTTTACCGCACCTTATTGGTGGTCTCAGTGCTGCTCTTACTGGTTCTTTACGCGCTTTGCTTGACAGTGCTCATATCAACAACACCCCTACGATGCTTAAGCTCAAGGGTGGAAAGATCTCAGGCCAAAGCTTACAGATAGAGCCAACTCAGGTTTCTGAAATTGAAGGCGCACCCGGTGTTGATGACGTTCGTAAGATCGCAATGCCTGTGCCATTTAACCCACCTTCGCCGATTCTGTTTGAGTTGCTTGGTTGGTTGACAAATGCAGCTAAAGGCGTTGTAACCACATCCGAAGAGAAGATTGCTGACATTGGTAGCAATGCACCTGTTGGCACAACTCAAGCATTGATTGAGCAAGGTGCGGCGGTTTTTAGTGCAATTCATGCAAGGTTGCACACAAGTCAAGCACGTGTTTTAAAGATTCTTGGCCGCTTAAATCGCTGGTATCTTGATGACATGCGCAAAGGCGAGGTTGTTGAAGATCTTGGCGTAACAAGCGAAGACTTTCAACGAAACTCTGACATCATCCCAGTTTCGGACCCACACATCTTTGCGGAGACACAACGCTATGCGCAAATTCAAACTCTTGCTGCCCGCGCTGCTGCCAATCCTGATTTGTACAATCGACTCGCTGTTGAGAAGCGGATACTTAAGCAGATAAAGTTGCCTGACGTCAATGAGGTCTTACCGGACCCACAAAACGTGAAAGAGATGAACCCCGCTCTGGAAAACGTGGCGATGACTTTAGGCAAACCTGTTGGTGCATTCCCACAACAAGATCATTTGGCTCACATTCAAGTGCACTTGGATTATTTGCAAGACCCTATGTATGGTGCAAACCCAATCATGGCGCCTGTGTTTATTCCACAGTGCTTAGAGCACATCAAGCAACATTTAACATTGTGGTACTTAAATCAGTTTGATAGCTATGCATCAGTTGCGTTGAATAGGCCGTTTAATGTGCTTAAAGAACAGCAATTGCCACATGAGGCCGATAAGCTATTGGCAGCTGTTGCACAACATGTACACCAAGACACTGGTGATAGTTTCCAGCAGGTTGGCCCTATCCTTCAAAAGGCAATGGATGCAATGAAGCAGTTGCAAGGACAACCGCCTATGGAT